TGCAGAAGCCTGAATTGCTAGGTCGTTAACAATTGTAAATGCAACTGATGCTCCAGGCATGCTCTGGTGCGTAGGCTGAACGTCAGCGGCAGCGTCAAAGTATAGTTCTGGGCGTAGTGCAAAATATGCCATGCGGTCATAAGCGGCCTTTGAGAAATCAAGGGTGCTCTGACCTGTATATGCGTCAGCCATTTGGCAGACTCCTTTGTTTAGTGGGTTTTAAGTTTTAGGCTTAGAACGCACCGCGTGAAGAATACATACCAAGCTTTTGCCCGGTACTACCTTCGACGATTCGCATGACATCTTCTGGAGTTGAAGCCTCTGCAAGTGCTGTTAGGTACTCCTGCTGTGGGTCTGGCATTGCACCAGTTGTTCCCTGAGTTGCACCCTGAGCACGGCGTAGAGCCGCAAGTTCAGAATCATTCGATGATGCTTCGGATTCACCAGTCTGGAGTATGCCATATTCTTCAGCCGACTGACGGATTGCTTCTAATGAAGCCTCTCCATCATACGCCTTACGGAATAGTTGACCTAATCCTGAGTCTGGAATACCAGCCTTTGCAAACTGAACTTCACGCTGTTGAGCGGCTAGTTCAGACTTCAAAGTTTCTAGTTCCTTACGAGCCTTTTCTGCTTCACGCAACTGCTTCCTAATATTAGGATCTAGCGGTTGACGCTCTTCAGTTTCAACTTCGTCAAATTCATCATCGTATGCCATGTAATCGCTCCTTGCGGTACGCACTTTACCAGAGGTTAATAAAGCGGCTAATTTTCAGCATTGTTGTACGCACCTGGGTCATGCCCTCCCAAGCGGGGTCGATAGTTAGCTCACCTACGGCCACATAGGGCCAACTACCTATGCAAATTGTATCATTCGCTTTTCAAATGTTACGTTGTTGCGTATCCTAGACCAGTTATTCCCTTGTTGGATTCTGCGTATCCACCACCCCTTTCGAAGGGGGCAGCCTTTGCCTGCTCTGCCAACTGTACAGTTCGAGCCGCAGCAGCCTGGTTTGTACCAGCAAATCCTGCCACCTGTGAACCAATAAGAACGTTGGTATCTAGGGTAGGCACATTCTGGCCTGGAGTAGCACGGGTCAGAGACATGTCCTTAGAAGCGTTTAGAAGGGCTCCCTGGATTTGGGATACTCCTGCACCCAATGGGTTATTGCCTGTCGCAGAACTCAATTTAGCCATGTCTGCGAGCTGACTAGCACCTGTCTGCGTAAGCCCAGTTAGACCTACCCTTGAACCGTAATCCTGGATCTCTGCCGTAGCCACCTGACGTTGCATAACTGGCAATGCCTTCTTAGGGTCAGCAAAGTAAGCCATAAGGTTGTTTTGGTCAACACCGTATTCTTGAGCCAATAGTTTTTTAACATTTGGGTCAGCGTTGGAAACTGCTGAATAGATGTCTGTGACACGCTGGTTGTATTCAGCGGCTGAAACGTGACCTTTAAGCAGGTTACCAATTTCCTGCTGGCTTGGCATTGGCGCACCAAATTGAGTAGCCGTGTTCATAACTGTTTGAGTGTAAGTCTGGTATTGAGATTCAGTCATGTGGATAGCACCAGGACTTGAATTGTATTCGGCAAGACCTGGAAAAGCTGCTTTGTAGGTGTTGGTATTGCGAACGTTCTCAAGGATTTCGCTTGTTGAAACCATACCAGCAGAAGCAAGGTTGTGAACCAACTTAGTCATTTCGGGTGTGTCAATGCCCCATGTAGTCAAGCTAACGTCCGCAGATGCTTCGGCGCTGTACTTGGCAGATTCGCTTGCCCCAAGAAGAACGGCATTGTCACCTGCCTGAATAGAATTTTCTAATGTACCAACTGACTGCGTAAGAGCAGAAGTCTGTGCCACTTGGGTTTGAAGTGCATTAGTAATTGCACCAATGTGACCGCCCACAGAACTGTAAACCGGCATCATTGCGCTTACACGCTCGGCAAGCGTTTTACCTAAAGCGGTGTTGTTAAGACCAAGTTTGTCCATAACAACTTTTTGAATCGATGAAGGAAGGTTAAGAATACCTGCCATCAAAGAACCAGAAGAACTAAGTGATAAGTTTCCTGGTCCCATCGTTGGTAAGTTCAAAGGTTGTAATGCGTATTTCTTAATGTCCTTTGCTGAAACTCCAGCCGCTTTAAGTATCTCAGCGTTAGGCAGAATAAATGGCTGGCCAATTAAAGTGTTTGGGCCAGATAGGTTAATGCCCGCTGCAGTAAGTGCAGATACGGTTTTTTCATCAGTGGTCGTTGAAGTTGATGTGGCAGGAAGTGATACCTGTTTGCCATTTACAACGTATTGTCCGTTTGAACCAATAGTTGCATTTTTTGGCACCATAACAACGCCGCTTGGAACAGCACTATTTACCGGAATGTATGCAGCTTTGTTTGTTACCGGGTCATAGTAAACTTGAGAGTTTGGAACTGCGGGTATTTGACCACGTTGTATTTGTTCAGGAGAACCCCACGCAGACGACCCAGGTGGAAGTGTTACATCAGCCATTACATTGCTCCGTTCGTAAATGCTTCGTGAATTTTTGTTCTTACGGTATTCATTGCTTCTTGTCCTTGTGGTGTTTGCGCCCAACCAAACGAAGGTTCGGATTTAAGGTGCATCATCCATTCATTCAATGTCATAGGTACTGGTCGTCCAGTTTGTGGATCACGAGAACCTTCAAGAGCGACACGCATCTTTGGGTCACCCTGGAAGTTAGGTTCAAACTGTTCTCCAAGCACTTGCTTGCCAACTTGACGGTAAGGGTCTAGAAGATAGGCAGTGGGAATACCAGCGGCAATCTGAGGTGCAAACGTTGGGTACAGTCCCTGAGCGGTTGTCTTGACGTAATCAGTGAATGACTTAACGGCATCACCACCGCTAGCAGCGTGGCTAGCAAGAACTCCGTTAAGAGTGTCCTCACTGACTGGCACGTGGTAATCGTGAGATATCTTCTGCAGGTCTTGTAGCGTTGGCGCTGGCTTAGGTGCTTCCGCTGGAGTCGCTGTTGATGTGTCCATTGTGTTTGTCATAGTTATTCCTATTTAGTTGGTAGGTTTCTAAGAACCGATGTCATGAAGTAAGAAAGTGCAGGAGCAATAAGCGGGTTGCCATTGGCGTCCGTGGCTTGAGCAGCTTTGGTCATTTCGTTGTACCAACCTTGTTCAATAATGCTTTGCACCTTTGAACTACCGGCACCCTTGTATTCGGCAACAGTAACGTCATACGCATCAATAAGGTCTTGGTACATGGTACGGTTTTGCGTTCCACCAAAAACAGAATTAGGTACGTTGGTGTCTGCCAACATTGTTTTCATCTGCTGAATGGCTTGTCCTTCGTTGTAGAACGTGTTGTTTCCACCTTCAAACGATGCGTACCAAATTGGGTTTTCAAGACGGCCGTATTGCTTTGCGGCGTTAGTAAGAAGTTTGTAGTTTTCGTATCCAATATTTCCACCAACGGGCTGTCCATTGACTTCTGTTGGGTATTCCTTTTTAAGCCAGTTGTAATAGAAATCATTACCGTTAGCAATTTGAAGTTGGTTGTAGTATTCATCTGGTGAGTAACGAGCACGAAGCCCAGCAGCAAGCTCCAACTGGTACGCCTGTGGTGAATAGGCTGTACTGCGGTTGACTAGGTATGCTGCAGCGTATGGGTACTGCTTTGCAATCCAATAGTGGTTCTGCAATAGATCTAGAGCTGATGTTGTTTCAGAGTACGAAGAACCCTTGCTCATTGTGTGCGAAACAATGTCGTAAATGTGATTAGGGTACCTGTTGGCAAATTCAGTAGCAGCTTGCTCAAATGTGTAAACAGGTACATCTTTGAACGTTCCATCTGGTTGCTTAACTTTTTTGGTTTCGTTAAGCAGTTGCTGGAATTGCGGGTTCATTGAAAACTGTTGTTGAACGCTTGTAGCAAATGGCGCACCAAATCCAATTACCGCTTTGACTGCATAAAGGAATACAGAAGCCATGTGAGCTTGGTGCATAAACTCATCACGGAACTTGGGGTCACTCATGTCTTGAGCAACTTTCTGATCCGTAGCGGCACGGGCGTATGTAGCAGCCTGTGATGTTGACATTCCTGCCTTAATTAATTTGTTGTAGTAATCTCCGTAGATTTTCTTAGAAAGGTTGTCTACAGCGTTGTTAATAACATAAATGTTGGCAGAACCAAAACTTGAGTTGTTTTGATTAAGAATTGCTTCAGCAAGGTCAACAGTGTTACGAGCAACGGTTGAAGGTACAAGTTCACTAAACAATGTGCTGTTAGCTGAGATTGGTCCAAGAATACCTTGAACAACTTTGTTGGCAAATGGAACGTGAGCAAGACCAAACCAATTGCTTGCTTCTTTAAGTGGCAAAGAAATCAAGGGTCCAACCGCTGGGCGCATCACGCTACCCAAAATTCCCATTCCTGCTTCGCTACCCGTGGGAATAATAGAAGAAACAGAACCTGGGTCAATAGCAAGACCCATAGAAAGTTTGCCAAGCATGTCAGAACCAAAGCCGGTTCCAAGACCTGCCAAAGCACCCATGAACTCGGTTCCTGGTACGTTAACAATTCCACCGCCAGAACCAGAAGCTTGAACGGAAACAAAGTTTGTTGTAGCAAGGCAAACACGCATGTACTTTTCAAAAGCACCTGGGTCGTCACGGAACATTCTTAAAGCACGACGCCATGCCTGGTTTTGCGCAAAGTAGAACGGAGCAACAACACGCATGTTCTGTTCAAGAACCGTTTTGTCAAGTGGGTTGTGGACAAACTTAGACATTTTAATTGTCGTTGCTTCATGAGCCTTAGCTTTTGCAGATTCGTGATCAATAATGCCTGCTTCTTCAGAGGCACGTAGTTTTTCCATTTCTTGGTCGTAAAGCATCAGGTAGTTGTGGTCACGAACGTAAGTGTTTACAATTGGACCAAGGATTGCAGCGTGTCCCTTGTTGGAAACTTCAGTCAAGAAGTTAGCAGCCATAGCACGACGCTTACCTGAACCTTCTGACAAAGCTTCCATAGCAATGCCACGTGGTTCAGAACTCTTAGCAAAACGCTTAACGTCGTTCTCTAGGTCTGCAACGTTTTTAACTTGTCCAGTCCCTGCCTGCTCAACGAGCTGAGCGTGAACCTTCCATGCACCTGTGGCGTCTCTACCGGCAACTGTGTGGAAAACGTGGTAAGCAATGTTGTCTGCCCAGTCTTTGTGTGCGTAGAAAATTTGACGCTGACGTGGGTTCATAAGGTCGACACGTGTTTTTTCGTTTGCGCTTAATGTAGCGTAAACTTCTTCATCTGTCTTAGCTACCTTGCTCTTATTAAGGTGACGGTCAAATCGTTCAAGTTCAGAAGGAGGCATTGATTCAATTGTTTCAAAAGCTGTGCGAGAAATGTTTTGCATTAAAGCTTCGGCTTCTGTGTCTGTCTTAACAGTGTTGACGCCTCGTCTTAGGAATCTGTATTCACTGTTAGTCATCAACTGTTCGTCAGTAGAATTCTCACGTCCGTATTTAATAAGAAGATCACGCATATCTTGTGTTGCAGGGCGTAAGAAATTGTCTGTGTAAAGACGGCCAAGAGCGCCACGAAGTCCAGTTATGTAATTCTTGTCTCCAGCATTACCTGCTCGGAAAGAACTGTTTTCGTAACGGTTGCTAATAGTTTGGTTGCCATGCCCGTCATCACCGTAGGCCATACGAGACGCTGTAATGTCAGAGTCAAAGATGTCAACAGTCTGGCTGTGAACGTGCATTGGCAAACCATTACGTCCAAAATCCAACATTGCTTCGGAGAAGTTCTCAACCATTCGTTCGGTACGAGCGTCCCAATTGATTACGTTCCCTTCAATACCGTGAAGAACTCCGCCAGCTATGTCACGTGCTTCGAGGATAGTTGAAGCAACAAATCGTCCAAATGAAGAAGCCAGCTTTTGGTCAAAGCCTAAATCATCACGCTTAAGCATTTCTCGGAATGTTCCCTTAAAAAGATCACGTTGTAAAAAGTTATTTAGTTTTTCTTCTACAGCAGAACTAAGAGCGCCACCACCTGCTTCGTGCTTGAGGTATGAAGTAAGCACCTTTGCTTTCAATGAGGACTGTGCGCCTCCACGCAGCCAAAGAAGAATAAACTCACTTGTACCTACACGCTCTGCCCAACCACCGGAGAACAAAGCCATAGGTGCAAAGATTTTACTAACGTACCAGTTACCTGCGTCTACCGCTGCCTGGAAGGTATTACGGTAACGAGGGTTCTCTGCACGTAGTTTTCCTAGTTTCTTTGCTAATGCAGCTGTTGCTTTTTCATCAATGTTTGCAACACCATTAACAGCTTTTTCGTAATCACGAACGTGTTGGATAAGTGCTTTTTCATCAATGGCGTTACCTTGAAGTCGAACGGTCAATTTGGTCATTGCGTCATCTAGGGCATGCTTTTCACCCATAAGTGTGTGCATGTTTTCAGGCGTCATTTGAGTAATGCGAATTGATGGGTCTGGTGATGCGTGGTCTAGCTGACCAGACAAAACTCTGTACTCATCGGCGTTAATAACGCCTCTGTCAAAGTCTTTTAGAATAGTCTGGTGTTCACGGTAAAGCTCACTAACGGCACGTGCGTGGTCTGCCTGTGTGCGTATGGCGTCGTAAACTTGAACAAAAGACTTGTTAGCGTCTATTGCCCCAGGAAGCTTTTCCCCCATTGACATTGCATTTCTTGTATACTCAGCAAGTTCCCTAGACTTGGTGGCGTATGAGATTTTAGTAAGTTCTGGTATTTCAGATACGGCCTTAACGCCAACTTCTTCTGGTATGTGTGCAACACGAAGAATGTGAATACCATTTACTGTTTCCTCTGAAGGCACAACACCCAAGACTTTAAACTTTGCACCAAACGGAAGAATAAATTCTTTTTCTTGACTTACTGTTGTAGGGAAATCTTTGTCTACCTCATGCTTAAAAACATTTTCAACAAACAAACCTTGTGTTCCTGGCTGATTAACAATTTCAACCATGAGCTTTTCTCCACCACGCTCAGTAAAGCTTTGCGCAATGCCTCGGTCAAAACTAGTAGAGGAGAATCCATCTTCAGTAAACGTTTCTCCAGGCTTAAGGTCTTTTAGGCCCAAGATGTAATTTTCTGCAGGAGAACCCTCACCTGCAAGCCCAACGGACAAACCTCGGTACGTCATTACAGAATCAGTAAGCGGAGCAGTCGACTTAATAAGACTTTGAATTTTTTGTGCTGTTTCAGCAGATTGGTCGGCAATATCTGATTCAAGGAATTGGCTTTGACGGAGTACTTGATTTACTTCATCAAACGATCCGCCTGCAAAATTGCCCCATACGCTTGTGTATGATTCAAGAGCCGCAATTTCATCAGGAAATTTTTCACGAGAAAAATCTAGTGATGTCTGTCTATCTTCAATTTCTTTAACAAGGTTGTTGCGATTAGTGATTGCCCTGGTTGCTTCAGCATTCCAGTCAGTAATTTCTGGACGTATTTCAATAGTTGATGCGTCCCAAACTTTAGTTTCGATTCCTTCTTCAAGTGCTTTTGGAATACCATCAAGAACAGCATTGCGAAATTCAGCAATTTGTTCAAGTGATTTAACACTTAGGCGTGCGGCAACGCTTGCTTCAAGATCTTCTGCAGGTGTTAGTTGTAATGCAAATTCTCGCAAGCGTGAAGCAAAACCCTTCATGTCACGTGCGCGTGGAAAGTGAAGTGTACCAAGCTGAGTATCTCCAATGGCGGAGTTAGTAATAGCCCCTCCGGGCTTTGGTGTTAGGGAGCGGTCGCCACCTTGTTCACCGTGAACCATTGCACCTGCTTCTTCACTAGCGCCATCAGCACCAGTCATACGCATTACTTCTTTGAATACGTCTTGTTCGAGACCAACCTTTACAGAATCAAAAGTTGCTTCTGACATACCAGCGGTTACTCTACGCATAATGGCGTGGTAGTAAGCGGAGCGAACGACGTTAACGTATTCTTGCTTTGAAGCAGTGAGTAGCGAACTACCGATAGTGTCCACAACTGTACGGTGTACACCAAGTTTTAGAAGGCTGTCCATAATTGCAGGGATAGCGTTCTTGCTGCCTGGGTTAATAGTAAAGTTTTCCCAACGTCCTGTTTCTTCGCTGATGTATGCTTCCGCACGACGAAGTTGCCCAGCAACCCATTGACCAAACCTTTGGCGTGAGCGAATACGTCCTAGTACTTCTCCTTCACCCACAATGTAATTAGTGCTGTCTGGCTTTGGGAAAGGGAATGGTGTTTCTTCTTTGGCAATGTTTTCTATCTGCTGGTTAAATTTGATGTCTGCGTTCATAGCATCACCAAGGGTTATTGAAGAACCATCAACCATAAGCTTTGCTTTGGTAAATTCGTACATCGTCATAGACGGTGCTTCGTTTTTTAAGAAACCAATACCTTCGGCCAAGTCAGCCCAAATAGCTTGTATTTCTCCTAATGATTGAGCTTCGCCAAGTTTTACAAGAATCTTTGCGCCTTCTTCGCCTGGAAACAAACCACGAAATCGATCTGCGATCTGAGCTGCGTTGTGGTCAGCCATCCATTGAAAAGCACGAGCAACACGTGAATATTGTTGAGTAACTCGGTACACATCTTCGCCACTGCGAATACCCATACCACCAAACAAATTGCCTAGCGGACCGCCAAGGCCTTCCAATGTTAGAGCTTTACCAACAACGCTACCAACAGCACCTATTGGGTCAGAGGCAAAGTAATTTGCGTAAACATCAATAGGTTTAGCAATTGCTTCAAAAAACGCACCATGGTCAAGACCAAGATAGTTAGCCATAACACTGCCAACGCTTCCCATTGGTCGTCCAAGGTCGTCAACAGGAACACCATTTGATGTTTGATTCCAAAGACCACTTAGTTCAGGGTCTTGGCTAATACCAGCGTGCGCTGTTAAATACATCATGTTCAAACGCAGGTCTTGTCCTGGCATCATTAGTTTGTTAGCAACAGACATAAACGGCTTTAGCGGCTTAGTTACAATTCCTGCTACGTCACTAGCAAATTGAAAACTTTTACCACGTGCTGCTTGCTGTGCTGAATCTGCAGCGACTTGTTCAGCCTTAGCTGCGGCTTCTTCCGTTGATCCACGAATAGCAGATTCTGGAATGTCCATTTTTGGAATTGCACCAGATGCAGTCTGCTCCATTGTCATAGAAGTAGTTTTTTCTTTACCCTGGGCTTCTTCGATCAAAGCTTTTTCTTCTGGCGTTATTGTTGCACCTTCTGCAGTTGCGGAAGCGGCAAGGTCTGCGGCTTCTGCAGCAGCTGGGCCCATAATGACACTGTGTGTCACCATGGCAATTGCCAAGTATGGAAGAAGATAACTTAATGCGTAACTAGCACCACGACGTTTTGCAAGCGATTCGTAAAAAGCTGCAAAGTGCGCCATGTTGTTATATGTTTCAAAAGGATTTAATGAATTGCCTACGCCCACAATGGCGTTTGCGGCAGAGTGATAAGCGTCGTCAAGGTTGGCTACATTTCCTTTACCCCAAGTCCAACCAGGTAATAGGTTCGCCAAAGGTCCTTGCGTTTGGCTTGCACCCACCTGCCCACCTGTTAATACTTCAGCAGTAGTTGTTAAAGTTCTGTTTTTTGTATTGTTTACCCAATTAGCAAGACCAGATGAAGCTCCAACTACAGCACTTAAATCGTTTTTAATATTTTGTGCAGGAGATGGTGGTTGCCATGTTGCAGGGTCAGCACCTTCTGGAACTTGAAAAGTAGTTTGTGGACCTAAATGGAAATTTTCAAACCAATTGGTTACACCATGTGTTATTCCAGTTGCGGCTTGTGATGCTGTTTGTAAAACAGAACCAAGTGGGTTACTGTAACTTCCATCGTTTACGCCTTCGTTGGCAAACCAGTTCCATGCCCTTTCAAGGCCACCAAATGCATTGGCAAAAAATCCACCGGCTTTTGTTTTGGCAGGATTATTACCTGAACCTCCAACAGCTTCGCCAATGCCCTTGTGAGCATTAGCGTACAGTGTCATAAACTTTGTTGCCATTCCAGCAGTGTGACCATCAATGCCTGGTACTTGCAACATTGCATGTGCAGCGGCTGGATCAGAATTCAACTTTGGGTTAGCACTAACCATGTCCGCTAAACGTCCGGTATCACTTGCTTTGTACGCTAAGTGTGCTTGCAAGTCTGCAGGGTTATTATCCTGCGGATTAGGAAACGATGTTTGTCCAGCCATTAAAGTCCAAGAAGGCGAGAGGCTTCGGCAATGGCAGAAACAGAAGAAGGAACGTTAGGCATCTTTGATAATGCATCAAAGGTTGCGCCCACTGGAGAATTAGGGGCGGCTTGATTAGCCAAAACTTCAGGTCCAGGTCCAGGCCCAAAAGGAAGTCCAGCCGTGACAGGTTCGTTAGGACGCTGTGTTGCCTCAAGGTGAGGAAGTGAGCCTGGCATTGGTACTGACTGTGCTTGTGGTGCAGGCGCAGGTGCCGCCATCTGTGGCATGGGTGTAGATCCCATTGGCACAGCACTTTGTGCTTGCATCTGCTGTCCAGCCATTCCGTACTCTTGTCCCGGAACCGTCATCTTAGGTACGTTAAGGTCTGTGCGGTTTGAATACGCAGTACCTTCTGCTCCTTGGCGTGTTCCGCCTCTACCTGTTCTTGGCATTTATTAAACTCCTGCTGGTGCTGGTGCTGGTGCCTGTGCGACTGGTGCTCCTGGCGCTGGTGGTGCTCCACCGCCACCAAGCTGTCCAAGCAAATCTTGCAAACTTGGCTTACCGGCTGGCGCTGCTCCCTGTACTGGGTTTTCTGCTGAAACTCCCATACCAGGTTGCATTTCAGGACCAGGTGCTTGACCAGGTTGTGGTTGCTGCTGTTGCTGTTGTGCTTTAGCCGCTTGCTCTTCTTGCATCTCTTGGTGAATCTTATCAACTGCATCTTCTAGAGTCATGTGACTCTGTGCTTTTAGTTTAGCAATGCGAGCAATAATTGATGGGTCAAGTTGTCCCTGCGCTGCTTGCTGTTCAAGACCAGTAAGAAGTGATTTGCGAAGTCCTTCAAGAACCACACGGTCTTCTTCAATCTGTGGGTCTTTGATAGCTGGTGAAAGAATACGAGCAGTCTCAGTAGACATAATTCCTGTACCAACAAGCTGACCAATAGAAACTGTCATTGAGTTAATGTCGGTTCCTGGCATTGGGTAACTAACGTTGCTGAAAGTTGTTTCAAATGTTGTGTCTGGTGTGTAGTCAGGGTGTTCTACCTTACCGTCTGATCCCATAAAAAACATAGATGGCTTTGAGCCGTAGTATGACTTCATAATGCGTACAGCACGTAGGTTTTCAAGTTCCATAGAGTTAGCCAGAATTTCCTGGTATTCCTGAAGTGGCATGTCAACAGTGGCAGACATAACATCTTGTCCACGTCGTCCCGTACGAATGTTAGAAGGTGACTCTCCACCAAACTCTGCAGGGATTCCAGCAGTAAGACGCTGTGAACGTTCTAAGTTGCTAAGAGAAATCTGTACGTCTTGTGTCTGCTGTGGGTGAACAATCTGAATCTGTCCTTTATCCAAGATTCCTCGGATACCCTGCTTACCGTCTGCTTCTTGCACAATACGTGGCGACGTTGCAGCGTTGGCAGGTGATACCACCCATTCGTCAGGGAACACACCACGGAACACAGCAATAGTGTTAAGTGCGTCCAACTTAGCTTCACGCTGGTACATACCAAGCATTTGGTCAAACTGACCCTGCAAACGGTCAAGAGTAATGCGACCTGAAATAACAACAGGGCAAATCTCTGAACGGTTGGGAATACGCTCAAGAATAATGTGCGAGGCTACACTTTTAGCAGTGTCTTGCGAGAATGGTGTTTGCTTTGGCTTTTCTGCACCAACAGCAAGAAGCACTGTTTCATCAGCGTCTAAATACTCAAGAATTTCAAATAGGTCAGTGTCTGACTTGTCACCCTTATACAAAGCACGCATCTGTGCTGGATAGTTGTCTTTCATCCACCCAAGTGGGCGACGGTCCGCAAAGATACAGTCAACTGGTTCCATGTTGTCTGGATCAACCATTGGTGCTGGGAATGTGGCAAGAGGGTTACGCACACGCCAGAAAGGAATCTGACGCTTATCCTGTGGGTCAAGAGACACTGGAGAAAGTGATACTGCGGACATACCATAAGCGGTAAGGTGACGAGCACGACGGCGAACCTTGGTGCCCATCTTGTTCATTTCCCACCAACCCCAGTTAGCACGCTTGCGGTCCATAGCTTTGTTTTCTGAAGCCTGAATACCAGGGCGTAATGCTGGGTAACTAATGTTGGGTAGGGTAGAAGCAACTCGCATAGCGAATTGGTCGATACCCTGAGCGATAAGGTTTGGAATAGCGGGCTTTTCTGCCTCGTCTAGTTCTGGTAGTGGTACAATTACGTCACCGTTGTAGTGATCACGTACTTCCTGCATGCGTCGGAACATTCCGCTGCGGCTCATGCGGCGCTCCTGGTACATGGTTACGATCTGACCTGCGGCCTTATCGTTATCAGGGGAAAGGGCCATTGATTACCTCAAGTTTGCTAGTTGGGTATTTCTAACCCAATTTGGTCGCCATGCTTTTACTATTTTTGTAACGGGCATGTAAAGGTTAGGAAGGTTCCATTCAAAGAACCATTCCGCCATAACACAGTCGTCGGTACGTCCATGGGGGTATCGGGTCACCTCGTCGATAAGTTTCATCGAGCGAACTTTGCCTTCCCCCTTACCCATCAATCGTACACGACCAAACTTCCAATGTTGAGAAATCGTCGTAACACCGTATTCAGCGTCCGATTTATTGGAGGTTGTATTGTGAGGAATAATCTCTACACCACGCAGTTGGCGCCATCTTTTGAAATGGTCATACTGCAACATAAATCGCTGAGCTGCGTTTTGTTCAACAATCCAAACTTGAATTGGGAAGCCTAAAGAAATAGATAAACGCTGCCAATCTTCCATAACCCCAGTAAATTCCCCTTCGTTGTAATTGTATTCGAGGAACTGCGGAGCTTCCATTTTGGCCCTAATCAAGTCCATAAGGAATCGCTGTTGAGACTCAGGGTGGTAAATCCAACACTGGATAGACCAGTAATTGGTTGGAGAAGGGTCTGCCGTGGCAACTACTAGACAATCGCTAGCCATAATGCCTGGGGGCAATTCCCATCGATCTCGGTCATGGTCAATGCACCCTGGGCTGTTGCCGTGTCCGTAAACCCATTCGTTCTGAACCAATACTTCGTCTAAAGCCAGGTCTTCCTGCTGGTATACAACATCAAAGCGTTCTCCTCGGTTGGACATAAGGTTAGAAATGTCTCGCCATCCGAGACGGCGTGGGTCCAAGAGACAACCTTCGGGGTAAGCAACAGCCGAACGTTTGTGATTATCTGGTGTACATTTTTCTTCATAGTGTGCCTTGTATTTTAGGTGTTTGTATTTCTTGTCACGTCGAAGCAATGCCGTTTCTTCTTCACTCAACTTGTCCATGGCATCTTCGTCCTCTTCTTCCAGAGGTTGCACCATGTCTAGAGCAAAGCGATAAAGGTCGTCAGGAGCCAAGCGCTGACCAATAAGAGCAAGCATACCTGCAGGTTCAAGTCGAGTTTCTGCAACGTCTTGGTACCAGTCTTCCATTGCTTCTCGTTGTTCTGAAGAGCGTACCTTGCGAGGGTCCACAAGGTCGTCCCAGAAACAGCCATCGAAGCGTCCTCCGATGAAACCACTATCCATACCATAGGCACTTAGGGTTGGCTCCTTTTCACTAATAGCACCAGACTCCTCTGGTTGCATAACAATAAAAGCTTCATTAGTCCACAGTTCTTTTTCAAGTGGTTTGAATCTTCCGAAGTCGTGCGCCATTGTAGTTACAGCATCCATAGCTTGGCCACGAGCTTTAAGCATTTCATCTGCTTGTTCTGGAATCACACGTTCTAATGAACGTCGAACACGCATGAGGTTTCGTTTAGCGAGGGACATAGTTGCACTACCAGTCAACAAACGAGTTGATCTGTTACGGCAAATAACCCAGCATGTTATGTCGTGAAGTAGCGTGGTCTTACCAGAACCAGGTGGCATGTTCATAACCACGTATTCTTTTTGATCTGACTCAAGCAAACCTACAAGGGCTACACCTGCTTCTTCCTGCCACGGAGTAGACACACGACCAAAGTAACGTTCACGGAAATAACCAAAATCTTCAAGAGCAAGCTTTGCTTCGTCTGACAAATTGTCATACGCAATAGGGCCTTGTAGTTTGGCTTCCTTTTTAAGTTCACGGTAATTGCTAGCGGAACTGTCAATGCCTTCGTCGGCACGTAGATTCTGAGCAGCCTTTTCTACACGGTAAGCAGTAGCTTCTGAGAACTTAGCCTTGCGAGCACTTTCGGCAATAGAGAATCCTGCCGTGCGTGCTTCAAAATATTTTTTACGTTGTACTGGTGTTACAGCCATTTATCGGTACAAAGCGTCGTGAAGTAATCCCCTAATTCTATAACCGTTAGCGTTTGAATCACCTAACGTAAAGAAACCACCGAGGTCGTCCTGGAGGTCTTTAACTGCGACCACCAAGACGTAATCCTCAATGACGGGCATAACCCATTCGTTGTCTTCTAAAAACTCAGCATTGATGCCGTTGAGAAACTTAGGAAGGTTAGCTTCTAACCATTCCTTAAGAGAAATCTCAAGAGCATCGCTGCTCATTACGCAGGTGTAGCTGTATCGGTTTTAATGTTTGCAACTGCCTGGTTAACCAAGTGGTTAGCAAGGGCAATGTTTGTGTCAAGATTACTTTTTTTGACCAAGTGCAAAGACTGGACAAAAGTCGTTGACAATATGCATAGGGAAGCAATAAGACCCTCAACTCCTGCAGGGATCTTAAAGCCTGGGTGGATAATGGCTAGCACAGCTCCTGCTCCAGTGAGCAGTGATGTGACGTGTGGTGCAATGTTTTTCTTCATACAAAAAGCATAGCATGAACACATGGGGGGCNCTAAAAAAATATTTTAATTTTTGAGCACCAAGGTGCAAAGCCTGCACTACGACTGGGACTTTACCCATGCTTCGAAGGGCTGGCCGCCAACCGTGATAGTTACACCACGACGCTTGCGTCTGACCCTGCGCCTGTACTTGGGATTAAAAAGCCAAGTAGAGAGGTCAGTACTATCCCGCTTTTTTTTCATTACTTCTTTTTACGAGCCTTAGCCTTTGGCTTGGGAGCGTACTTCTTATTTGCAGCGGCGATGGTCTTTTCCCCGTGCTTGTCTTTAGGTCGGCCGCAGCCGCAAGTTGAACACATATACCCAGGATAGCACAAAACCCCCCAGTTTCGGGTGGGGGGCTTAGTGCCAGTGTTGGATTCGGAAGTCCAGTACTGCGGTAGGATTTTCCTACGTACACATTCTATACACACACCATACACCTGTCAAGTAAAAAATGTTACGACAAAGGTTGCATTGAGAGCTATGAGGGTGTAGTATTGGTATACCACCAACGAGAGTGGTCGTGCGTGAAAGTCGCCCCGGAGTGTGAGTCTTACTGCCATGCATGTAAATGCCCTGTACGTAAGATACTCGCCGGAGTTACCCGGTTAGAGCGGGATTCGGTCGGACACGCACTTTTAGCCTAGCTACTTGATGAACTGTCGAGGCAATAGAACTCTGCCACAGACGAGCCTCGTGTCCATGACGGGTTGGATGTCCCACAAAGCTCACAAGCATTTCTAAGCTTTTTTGTGGTTGGTGATGCGGGGCAACTTGTAACTAAAAGCAAGTACTTTTGAAGTAATCTTTTGAGAGAAAAAGCACGTCATTCTCTACCCTGCCATTCCCCGGCCGAAGTGTGCCCCAAGATCGTTTGGAGAGAATGACAGTTCACGATTTCCTAGATAACTAACGATAAATTAGATACCCCCTCGGCAGATACCCGGTCAAACCTTGAGGGATTTGGCCTGCATTATAGTACTAAACCACCCAACGCAAGGGGAATGGAATGAAAGTGAAGGGATTAGGGATTAGGATTGATGAGCATTACTTATAAGTAGCAAGCTCCCATTGTCCAGCCAAGCAATCCGAAGCCAAGACCAACAGCGGTCTTGGTTGCTTGTCTGATACAGGCCATCTACTAAGCATAAGCCTGATCGCCTGCGTTTGGTATGCATTTATCTGCGGGTGAACAATAAATGCCTTATACCAAGCCTCGGCGATTCTATCTCTATTAAACCTCGCGGAAAACCCGCTTCGGCCCCGACGATACTGGGACCAATAATACTACTACTACTGACAGTCGCTCGAAAATCAATGCCACGCAAACCATGTCCATTGATTTTCACGAATCCTACAGGGTGTCTCGCCTTGTAAAGAACCCCAAAGCTGACCCAAACTACTGTGATGTTGACAAGCAACATCATCAGGGCTTTGTCCCAGCGCCTGTCTCGATATTTTATAATAATTGTCAACAGCAACAATTTTTATAAAAATCTCACCAGGTGTAATCAAAGATTCCAGGGTAACCTGTGCCAGGTCTTGACAAACTCGAACGGCAAGTCTCAAGTCTAAGAAATCCATGCAAAGGGCATGTATTTCAAAGACTTAGACCAAGGCCTCATTAAAACATGGCCGTGCAGTAGCTCGTCCTATGTTTTGCCCTGGTTTCGGATAAACTGTCAGTTGTAGCAGAGGGCTACATGACAGAAAGGTCATCATGACTACAGAGTTAGAGGCTGTACCCAATGAATCCACATTCCTATGTGAACATTGTGAGGAATACAAACTAGTGCGTACCCCACGCTCTGGTGGTGGAACACCAATTTCAAACCGTTATACGGTTATGCAA